TGTGTATATTACACATCCTGACATTGACAGCTACGCGCGTGAAAGTTCATACATATTATGATATATGAATATGTGAATACAGCCTATACAGAACGTGGCATACCACAACATCTTGTGGTTTGTTTTAAATGCATAGCTGTAAAAAATAAATTATACAGTGTTATCAATGGCTTATAAGAAAGTTAACATAATATCTATTATACGAACTAGGGTTAGTCATGCATTTTGCGCAACCCTATACCCTACCCCCCCAAAAAGTGGCCGCCGCTGTTATACACGTATATGGGTCAGAGAGGAGGGATGTTGTTAGACGGCCTGACACCAGAACAACATGCAATGCTCGGCCACCTATCAGAATTGCGCCGAACGGTTGTAGAAAGCAAAAACGCTCAAACTCAATTCGAGGCAGCGGTATTGCTTATTGATTTATATGAAGCTATCTTAAAAATACACGGCGTCCTAATATACGAGGATCAAGAAGAGATTGTGAAGCATTGACGCATATCGAGATACCATATGAGCCTCGGCCACTACAGCTAACACTGCATAACGAAATGCAGCAAAAGCGTTGGGGCGTTGTTGTCTGCCACCGCCGCTTCGGCAAAACGGTCTGGGCGATCAACCACATTTTACGAGACGCCTTAATCAGCCCTAAGAAAACACCACGCTTTGCATACATGGCTCCTACCTACCGCCAGGCAAAGAATGTTGCTTGGGATTACATAAAGCAATTTGCTGGTAAAATACCGAATGTAAAGTTTCACGAGACCGAATTGCGGTGTGATTTACCAACTGGTGCGAGGATTAGTTTACTCGGCGCTGAAAACCCGGACAGCCTACGCGGTATATATCTTGATGGCTGCGTAATGGACGAGGTTGCCGACATGCCGGAGAATGTATTTCCGGAGGTGATACGCCCGGCGCTATCGGATCGAAAAGGTTGGTGCGTATTTGTTGGAACGCCTAAAGGTCATAATGCGTTTTATGAGAAGTATGAGGAGGCTACGGCGAATAATGATTGGTTGGCTGCGGTATATAAGGCGAGCGAAACTGGTATTCTAGACGATGAGGAATTAGAAGCAGCCAGAGCAATGATGACAAATGATCAGTATGCACAAGAGTTTGAGTGTTCTTGGAATGCGAATGTGCCTGGTGCTATTTATGGTAAGGAGCTTGAGGCTGTACAGGCAGAAGGAAGGATTACGAATGTGCCGTACGATCCATCTGTTCGTGTAGACACCTGGTGGGATCTGGGTGTTGGGGATAGTACAGCAATATGGTTTACGCAAACCGTTGGCCGTGCTATACATGTTATTGATTATTATGAAGCCAGAGGCGAGGGGCTGCCGCATTACTGCAAAGTTCTTTCGTCAAAAAATTATTTGTATGGCGATCACAATGCGCCGCATGATATAGAAGTACGTGAATTGGGTAGTGGAAAAAGTAGACGAGAGGTTGCTTGGGATTTAGGGCTGAATTTTAGAGTTGTTCCTAAGTTACCGATAGAGGATGGGATACATGCTGCACAGATGCTTATACCGCGTCTATGGATTGATCGAGAGAAGTGCAAGCAAGGTTTGGAATGCTTGCGGCAGTATCATAGGGCGTATAACGAGCGCACTAGGAGCTTTAGGGCTTCGCCTGTTCATGATTGGTCTAGCCATGCAGCAGATGCTTTTAGGTATTTGGCGGTGGGTCTTAGGGAAACTGGTGGGCGTATGGCAGCGCCTCAAAGAATGGCTGAAATGGATTACAATCCGTTTGAGGCTGCGTAAGGAGAAATAGATGTCAAGTTATAAAGAAGTAAACAGCTATACATTGTCTGACGGCACAAAGTTTGTTGCGCTTGCTGGTAAGAGTGGAACACGGATACGTAAGATTGACCCAGATGGAAAAGAAACGTTACTGGCATCGAGTAAAAGAGAAACGAGCAGAAGTAATAATGTAAGCACTGTTCAAAAACAATTTGCATCATTTAAGCAAGGTTTGGAAAAAGCCGAAGCTGGGGAACAGCTTACTTATTCTGAAGAAGATATAAAAACGGATGCGACTGCTGGGCGTGGTATTTTAGGGCAACAGAAGGATACAGCTTCTACAATTACATTAAGTGATGGAACAACCTTAAGTGCTATATATGGTAAAACATCTAATGAAGTTGCAACCGTAAAACGTTTAGCAGATGAAATAGGTGCTGTATCAGAGGCTAATGCGCCAGAAGAAGTAACGGTTGATACAGAGGTTGAAACAGACGTTGATGAAGAAGGTTTAGACGGTGCTTATGATGTTGTTGAAGAAAACGTTTTGGAGGGTACAGAAATAGAGTTAGGCGAAGGTGCCGAAGCCGAAGCAGCTGAAGAAGCATTAGCGGAAGTAGGCGAGGCGTCAGCCGCTGCATTTGGTGGCCCAGAAGTAGGAGATACAACGCAAGATACGGAAAGTTTTACAAATGTAGCAAGCATTATATCTGGTGGTGGTATGGCTGGCGATGCAGCTGGTGGAAGAGCCGAACAGGAAGCAGCTATATCTATTGGCCCGGCAGAAGATGAAGCGATAGAAACGTACACAAAAGGGCGTCGAGCAACAATCGCTACTACACCAAGAGGTTTGTTAACAGATGAAGATGAAGAAGAAGATTCAAGATTAAGAACTAGAAGATCATTGTTGGCTGGATAAAAATGTTAATGAATAAAAAACAACCATCTAATATTGCCGGGCT